AGGTGTGTGAGATGATAGCACAAACAGTGTATAAAAAGTATTGACACATACACGTATAATGTTAATACTTTGTATTCTGCCCTAGATATAAAAGAAAAATATTTAATATAGAAGGTTTAGAAGATAGATTTAAAACATTAGTTAAAAATAAGTGTAAGGAAATGGATATCGAAATTGTTGCAATAGAATGCGATAAAGACCATACACATATGTTTTTAAATAGTCTTCCGACTCTAAATCCTTCTGATATAATGCAAAATATAAAAGGCTATACAAGTAAAATATTAAGAGAAGAATTTATTGAATTATCAAAAATGCCTAGTTTATGGACTAGAAGCTATTTTGTATCTACAGCAGGAAACGTATGTAGTGAAACTATTAAAAAATATGTGAAAAACCAGAAAACAAGATACTAGAAAGTGAGGTGAACACTATGTCAAATTATATATTAACATTGCAATTAAAAACAGAAAAGTTTCAAGAAGACATTATATGTAATGCTTTTGATAAGTATAGAAAAGTATATAATTCATGTTTATCAGAGCTATTTAAAAGATATAACCACATGATAGAATCTAAAGAACACCAAGCAAATTGTAAATATAAGGGTAAAGATAGAAATAAAATATTTAGTGAAATTAATAAGAAGTATAATTTAACAGAGTATTCACTTCATAAGTTTGTTAAATTTATTGGTAAATATTATAAACTACATTCTGCTATAACTCAGAAGATAGCTACAAGATGTTTTAATGCTTTTAATAAGTATATCTATCATCAAGCTAAACGAGTTAATTATATTAGATATAATGAATTAACATCAATAGAAGGGAAACAAAATTCAACTGGTATTAGTTATAAAGATGGTATTATTAAATTTAATAAGATGACTATTCCAGTAATAATAAAGAATAATGACAATTATGCTCAAAGAGCGATACAAGATAAAATAAAATATTGTAGAATACTTAAAAAAGAAATTAAGGGTAAAATTAAATGGTATGTACAATTAGTCTTAGAAGGAATTCCACCTAAAAAAACAACCAATCAAGGAAAAATAAAAGGACAAATTGGTTTAGGTAATGTAGGTATAGATATTGGAACTCAAACTATAGCTATATCTAGTAAATGTGATGTTAAGTTATTGGAGTTAGCTCCTAATGTTAATAATATAGATAGGCAAATAAAGTTAATTCAACGTAAAATGGATAGAAGTAAACGTGCAACTAATCTTAATAAATTCAATGATAATGGTACTATAAAACAAGGAAATAGAGATAAGTGGATATTTAGTAATCACTATCTTAAATTAAAAAGACTAAGAAAAGAGTTATATAGAAAACAAGCTGAAATAAGAAAACAAGACCACTATATATTAATTAACAAATTACTAAATTTAGGCAATAAGTTTTATGTTGAAACGATGAGTTATAAAAGACTTCAAACTAGAGTCAAGGATACTACTATTAATGAAAAAACTGGTAGAATTAATAAAAAGAAACGTTTTGGAAAATCATTAGCAAATAAAGCACCATCAATGTTTTTGACTATGTTAGACAATAAGTTAAAATATAATAATGAAAGATTATATAAGATAGATACTGCTAAATGTAGAGCCAGTCAATATAATCACTTTTCAGATGAGTACAATAAGAAGGAATTAAAAGATAGATGGAATAATGGTATGGACATTCAAAGAGATTGCTATTCTGCATTTTTAATAATGAATGTTAATGAAGATTTAAAATCAATCAACAGAGAATTGTGTGTTAAAACATATGATAACTTTAAAATATTACATGATAAAGAGATAAATAGATTAAAAAAATTAAAATTAAATGGTTATAAATTAATATCTAGTATGGGGATATAAAAACTATATAGGTTGAGAAACGAGCCTAATATTAATGTTAATGGTGTCAACAGATACTTTGTTAATAAAAGTCTTAGGGAATATGATTAGTGATAATATGTTGTAGGTTATGATTTATTATAACTGAGAGTATTGTAGAAATTCATGTAGTACCTAAGAACCCCACGCCTTTAGGCGTAGGAGTTTCAGAATAACAATGAATGGTAATATATAAGAATAAAAAGAAGGATATTATAAGAGATAAGTCGATGTATGATTATGGGATGTCTTTGTCATCTATTATGAAGGTTATCTTAAATCATCAAGAAGATATAGAAAAGTTAAAAGAAGAGGAGGTAGCAGAATTTATAAAAAATAAATTAGAAAATGAGCATGATTGTGATGAATTAAAAATAATAAGTGAGGTATTTAATGAAATATATTAAACATGTAGATAATGGAGTAATGAGAGCAATAGGTATTGATAATTATAAACCTTTATTAAACATCATAAAAGAAAAAGTGAATTTAGAATCTAATTAAAACAGTTTTAATTAGCGAGGTGATACATATGGGATTAGATTTAGGTTTTTATTCAGTAAAAACAAAAGTTACAGATTTAGATATTTATTTAAATAAAACAAGAGGTGAGAAATATAAGGAATTGAATAATGATGAAGAAGAGTTTTATAAGTTTGAAGAATTATTAGATATTGATATATCTTTAGAAGATTGGTCAGTTATTCGTATGATATATAAAGCCAAATGGGAAAAAGGTTATGAAAGTTATGAAGATGAAGCCATACTTATTACAAAGGAAGATTTGGAAGATTATATAATTCCTTTTCTTAAACAAAAAGATATAAATTCTAAGATATACAATAAGGATAAAGAGTATTATTATAAAAATGATAAAAAAGTAACAGTTGATGATAGGTATACACAGGAGTTTTGGGATTTAGTATTAAAAGAATTTCAAAAAATGTTAAACATAATTGATTTTGAAAAACATAGTTTAATTATTATGTATTGGTATTAAGATAATAATTTTAATTTATTTGGAGGTTTATAATAATGAAAAAAATGTACATAGCAATTAATTCAGACTTAAATATGAGTCCAGGCAAAGTTGGAGCACAAGTTGCACATGCAGTTTATGATTATTTGTATAACAAAATTTTAGACACTGTTTCTTGCTCTTATGAAACAGAAATAATAGCACATGAATTAATAGATTTAAAATGTGATTTAACGTCATTTAAGAATAATGGGGATACAATATGTATATTAAAAGCTAAAGAGGCACAATTATTAAAATTTAAAGAAAAAGGTTATTTAACTATAGTGGATAGAGGATTAACAGAAATTCCTAAAAATAGCATAACATGTGTTAACTTAGGAATATTTAATGAGGATGAAATACCATCTACAATTAAAAGATTGAGATTATATTAAGGAGAAAGACAATAAATGTATTCTAAAGGTGATGTAGTAAAAGTATGGTGTTATCAATGTGAAAGGATAGAATTTCAAGAATTTGTAGGATATTTTAATTCTTATTTTGATAATTATAAATTAAAGAAACGATGGAAATGCTCTAAGTGTGATGTCATCAATAATTTTTAAGAGTTTAATTAATGGAGGAATGAGTTATGAAAATAAAGAAAATAATTTTAGGATTAGATAACTTAGAGAATGTAGAGTTGGGTATTGGAGATGTAGGAGGTTTTTATTTAGATAATATACATGAAATTATTGGAGGATTTGCTTTGAGTTATATAGGTAAATGCAAGAAGGCAGATTATTTACATATACAAATACATAAACGTGTTGATGAAATTCAAAGATTGCATGATTATAAGGATATTACAAATGTAAAGATAGAATACGAAAACGGAAGTGTGGAGGATATATATGTACCTTATAAACAAGAAGGGGATTTCTTGGGTTTAGATAATCTTTATCAAACTTCTTTTATTAGTAAACGAGGTTATTTACATATAGTTATCTCTAAGGATAAAACAGTAGAAGAAGTCTTCAATGAAGAATTTGAGGATGATGAAGGGGTAGAATTTAGTTTTAATATGTATGGAATATAAAACTTAAAATGGAAGGAGATGAGCAAATATAATTAACTCTTTTAAGAAATTAATAAAGTCAAAATATATAAAAAATAACGAATCAATAAAACCATTAGAAAGAATTTTTGAATATGAAATAAGAATCAAAGAAAAAAGAACATATTTTAATTTAGAATTATTGATTTATGAAAAAAGAATTAAGATAATTAAAAAA